CATCCAACACTATCTGATTGACCACGATCTCACGCAAGGCGATTTCGCCAAGACGCTCGGCATCTCGACTTCATATTTCAGCGAGCTGTTGAACGGTCGTAAGAGCATTTCACTGAGCATTCTATTTTCCATTGCCGAAGAGACGGGCGTAGACATACACGAGCTCGTGATAGAGGTGGGCGAATGAGTAGCGACGAGAAGCGCCGCGAGATAGCCGGAAACCTCCGCTACTGCGCCGAGATGTGCCACAGCACCGGTGTCCCAGACTCGGACGTTCTGAACGCGCTTGACATTCATTGTGGCGATACCGACGGCGTGTCTAGCGCATACGACGTCGAGAAGCTCGCCGACCTCATTGACCGCCCGACCTGCCACGACCTTGTCGAGCACAAGCAGGATCCGTTCATCCCGGGCAAGCGGATGGTCGACGGCTACTTCCACTGCTCCGACTGCGGATGGGACGGACAGATCTGGGAGCATATCGGCTTCGGGGACATGCTTGCGTATGAAGCCGTCCATTGCCCGAAGTGCGGGGCGATAATCGAGCGCCGTGCGTGAGGTAGTCCCCGGCGCTTGGTATGGTAGCCGAAGCAAACCGAGCGCGAGGGGGTATGCGAATGGCGTGTAGGCCACCTGTAGGAGATGGGCCAAAAGGCCCATCTACAAAGTCAACACATCATCCTTTGGCGAGGGAGTGGGCGCTCCGCAAGGGGCGCTCCTCCTATGTCCTTTGGACGGACGAGATGGTGCGCGCCATGCAGGCGCACCCGGAGCGGACGGCGGCGGAGCTCGCGGCGGAGCTGAGGGTGACGCCGAGCGCCGTGAGGCACGCGCGACAGCGCTACGGGCGTTTCCCGCCGAGGGCGGACGGTCTGTGCATCGTATGCGACGCGCGGCCCGTGTTCGACACGTCGGCGCAGGCGAAGAAGTGGAGGCTGTGCAAGGGGTGCTATCTGGCGGAGCGGAAAAGGCGGCTCGAGGAGGAGGCGGAGAGCAACCGCATCCGCCAGGCCGCGCACAGACGGCAGAAGCTGGACGGAGACGTTTGAGAGGCTGGCCGAGGTAATCGGAATCAAGTCGACCAAGGTCGAGTAGCCGAAAGGCCCCGGTTTCCCGGGGCCTTTTCTTTAAACGTTACCCCCTTTTTACGCTCGTGGGCAAACGCACGCGCTTGTCCACGTGCGTAAAAAGGTGGGAACGTTCGCGTTTCCATATGGCTATCTACCAGCGGAAATGTGATTTTGTGGCGGGAAAAGGGCGTGAAAAACTGACCAAGGAGGGCATCGAGGATGCCGTCCGCCTGTGCCGTGCCGGAATGACCGACAGGGACATCGCCGCGTATCTCGGGGTCGCACGTGAGACATACAGCCGCTGGATCAACCACCCCAGAACAGACAATCAGCGTCAACTGTGTCACGTTCTAAAAAAGGCCGAGGTCGAGCGCAAGGCGACACTCGTGGGCCGCATCATGGACGCGAGCGGCGACAGCTGGCAGGCGGCGGCGTGGCTTTTGGAGCGCAAGTACCCGCAGGAGTACGCCAAGGCGCAGCGCATCATGGATACCACCGACAGCGCAGTGCTCAAGGCCGCCAAGGAGCTGGTGCTGTCCGTGCCGTCCTCAATCGGCGGGGACGAGTAGCCGATGCCGCTCACGAGGATGCAGGGCGAGTACCTCGCCAACTGCACGCACCGATACAACGTGAAGTGCGGGGCGACGGGCTCGGGAAAGAGCTACGTCGACATCGCCGTGACCATACCGCAGAGGCTTCTAGCCATGAGGGGCGAGGGGCTGGCGGTGATGATCGGCAACACCCGCTCGACGCTCGAGCGCAACATCCTCGAGCCGATGCGCTCGCTCTACAGCGAGGACGTCGTCAGCCAGATCGGGCGGGACAACACAGCCCAGATTTTCGGTCGCAAGGTCTACTGCCTCGGGGCGGACAAGAAGACAAGCGTATCCAAGATTCAGGGCGCCACGTTCGAGTGGGTCTACGGCGACGAGGTCGCCACGTGGAGCGAAGACGTGTTCCAGATGCTCAAGAGCCGCCTGCGCTGCGAGCACAGCTGCTTCGACGGCACCTGCAACCCCGACAGCCCGAACCACTGGTTCAAGCGGTTCCTCGACGGCGACAGCGACATCTACAGGCAGGACTACACGATCTGGGACGGCGCGCTGGCACCGGACGTCATCGAGGCCCTCATCAAGGACTACGGCAGCGGCGTGTACTACGACCGCTACATCTTGGGCAAGTGGACGTTGGCCGAGGGTCTGGTCTACCCCGAGTGGGAGGGTGCCCTCGAGAGCCGGTATACGGGCAGCGCCGCCAAGTACGCGGTGTCTTGCGACTACGGCACGCAGAACGCCTTCGCGGCGCTGCTGTGGGCGTATGACGGCAAGGTGTGGCACGCGGTGGACGAGTACCGCTACTCGGGCCGCGACACGGGGCACCAGAAGACGGACGCCGACTACGTGGCCGACATGGCCGACTTCGTGCGCGGGCTGGGCAAGCCGCCCACGTTCATCATCGACCCGAGCGCCACGAGCTTCATCGCCGCGATGCGGCAGGCCGGGTTCAAGACCAAGAAGGGGCGCAACGACGTCGCGGACGGCATACGAGAGACGGGGGTGTGCCTGGGCAACGGCACGGTGCGCATCTCCGACGCCTGCGCGGGGCTGATGGGCGAGCTCGGCGGCTACTGCTGGGACGCCAAGGCGGATGGCGACAGGCCCGTCAAGGTCGAGGACCACAGCTGCGACGCGCTCCGTTACGGCGTGGCAACACTGCGCATGTACAAGCCTGCGAAAGAGCAGGTAAACCCATTCTTTGGAGGGAGGTAGCGGCTTGTCTAAGGGGCCTTTGGTGACCGATGGCGACCTCAAGGCGGCGGCGTCGGCGACGGCGTTCGCGGCAGATGCCATCGAGCGGCACATGTCGAGCGAGATGTACCGCAACGCCGTCACCGCGAACGAGTACTACCGCCAGCACAACGTCACGATCAACCGTTTCGTGCAGAAGATCTACTCGTGCTCCGGTGCCGAGGCCGAGGACTTCACGGCCTCGAAGCTGAGGCTGGCGAGTAACCTGTTCAAGCGCCTAAACGTCCAGCGCTGCACGTACTCGCTCGGTAAGGGCGTGAGCTTCGTGGACGTCTCGGCGGGCGGCAAGGACACGACCAAGGAGGGGCTTGGCGACCGCTTCGACGACGACGTCATGGAGATGGGGCTCAAGGCGCTCATCCACGGTGTGTCATTCCCGTTTTGGAACCTCGACCACATCGACGTGTTCACCGCCGACGAGTTCTGCCCGGTGTGGGACGAGTACTCGGGGGCGCTATACGCCGGCGTGAGGTTCTGGCGGCTCGATTCCGACCACCCGTGGCACGCGACCCTCTACGAGCAGGACGGCTACACTGAGATGGTGTCGGGCGGCAGCGGCTTCGACTTCGAGGTGGCCGAGGCCAAGCGCGCCTACAAGGTCACGTATCGGGAGATACCGGCGGACGGGATGAAGCTGGCCGTCGATGCGGAAAACTACTCCCGCCTGCCCATCGTGGCGGTCTGGGGCAGCGACGCGCACCAGAGCACGCTCGTCGGCATGCGCGAGAGCATCGACGCCTACGACCTCATCAAGAGCGGCCTGGTGAACGACACGCGCGACTGCGCGCAGATCTACTGGCTCATCAACGGAGCCGGCGGCATGGACGACAGGGACCTCGACCTGTGGCGGGCGAAGCTCAAGCTGACGCACGTGGCCGAGGTCGACGCCGAGCAGGGGCAGTCCGTGACGCCGTACACGCAGGAGGTGCCCGTCGAGGGCCGCAAGGAGACGCTGGCGCAGATCAAGGCCGACATCTACGAGGACTTCGGCGCGCTGGACGTCCACACCATCGCGGCGGGGGCGACCAACGACCATATCGACGCGGCATACCAGCCGATGGACGAGGAGGCCGCCGAGTTTGAGCGCCACATCCGCGAGGGTATCATGGACATCCTTGCGTTGCAGGGCATCGAGGACACGCCCGTGTTCACGCGCACTCGCATCAGCAACACCAAGGAGCAGGTCGAGACCGTGTGCCTGGAGGCCGAGTATCTGGACGACGAGACGATCCTGCGAAAGCTGCCGAACATCACGCCCGACGAGAGGGCGAAGATTTTGGAGCGCAAGCAGCGGGAGCAGGAGGAGCGCATGGCAGCGCTGCCGCCCGCCTTGGCGGCTAACGCGAAGGGCGCCCAGGAGGGCGACGAGGACGACGACAACGACGAGGACGAGGAAGGTGATGAGTGATGGCGGCATTGCAGGTGCTTGACGGCGAGCTGTGGCAGTGGGACACCGGGCGCGAGGTCGAGGTTGTCGGCTGCGAGCAGGTGCATTTCGCCAAGTCGACCACGGGGACGTGCTACACGGTCGAGGTCGCCGGCAGCAAGGCGAAGATTCCCGACGAGCTGCTCCAGGCGGCTGGGCGCGTGTACGCATGGGCCTACATCACGGACGAGGCATACGGCGGGCGCACGCGCATCGAGGCGCTCTGGGACGTAAAGAGGCGAGCCAAGCCCGCCGAGTACATCTACGAGCCGAGCGACCAGCGCACCATCAAGGACGCAGAGGCGGCGCGAGACGAGGCCAAGGCCGCGCAGAAGGCGGCGGAGGCCGCACGCGACAGGGCCGTCGCCGCCGAGGTCAAGGGGGCACGAGCCACGACGCTCGCCTCGGGCTCGAAGGCAACGGCGGCGATGGAGGGCAACGTGCTGGTCGTCGGCGTGCCGAAGGGCGACGCGTTGAGATACAGCGACCTCACCGCCGAGCAGATCGCGGAGCTCAAGAAGCCCGCGACGGACGCGGCGGCTGGCGTGAACAAGGTCAACAACGAGTTCAAGCAGCTCAAGGCTTCTGTCGAAACGGCGGAGAAGGGCCGCGCCGACGCCGAGGCGGGGCGCAAGGAGAAAGAGACCGAGCGCGGGCAGAACGAGACGAAGCGCAAGGAGGCTGAGGCCGGACGCAAGACTGCCGAGCAAAAGCGCGAGGAGAACTCGACCAAGGCCCTCGCCGACGCGCGGGCGGCGCTCAAGGACGCCAAGACGGCAGCCCTGAACTACCAGTCGATTATCGACTCGGCGGCTGCCGTGACGGCGCTGGGACTCAAGAAGGTAAACGGCAAGATTTGCCAGATGCGAAAGGTAGGTGCCTAAATGGCCGATACGCAGGCAACCGAGCAGGCAACCGAGGGGTCCGCGTACGCGGACCCGCTGGCATCGGACAAGGCGGTGTGGGCGCTGGTCGGCGCGGTGAAGAATCTGGGCGACCAGAAGTCGCTCGAGCGCGACGCCTCGACGGGCCGCTACTCCAACGAGAGCGTCGCCGCGATGGTCGACAAGCACAAGACGGGGCTGGTGTACACGTTCCTCATCCCGGCGGGCAGCCCCACCGACATCCAGCCCATGAGCGCTGCCGCGAAGCGCGTGGCCTCCACCGAGTTCGTGCCCGCGACGGCGACGAGCGCGGCTGTCGACCCGTTCGACGCCGAGGGCGGCCCGTGGTTCCACGTGTCCGCCAACGCCGGTGCCGACGCCGACGGCGTGCCGTGGGTCGAGGCTATCGACGGCGTCGACTACGGCTTCTCGCGCGTGGACAATGGCAAGGGCAACAACGTCTACGAGATCGCGCCGGTCGTGTGGCAGGCGGTCGAGGTGCTGACGAACGGCAACCTGCTCGTCTCGTGGTCCGACAGCCGATTCAGCGGCTCGCAGCCGAACCCCAAGGCGTTGCTGCCGGACGGCACGCTGCGACCGTACATGCTGACGCCGACGTACCCGATGAGCATCGACGCCGACGGGCGTCCGCGCTCCGTCTCCGGCGCGAAGATCGCCAATCGAGTGACCTCGCACGACTCGCTCATCGACCTGTGCAAGACGGCGACCACTGGCTACTCGGGCATGTCGGCCTACGACCAGTGGTACGTCAACTTCCACCAGTTGACCAAGACGCTCTGCAAGTCCTCCCAGGTGGACTTCCCGGGTTGCACGGACTTCAACATCCAGATCCACCCCGCGCTCGCCGAGACGGGCGTCACGCGCGTGGTCGTCACCGCCGAGCAGGCGGCGAAGATTCCCGTGGGTGCGTCGATGATGTACGGCACCGACACGGGCACCACGTGCCCAGACCGAGGCGCCGCGGCGGCGTACGACGTGTTCGACGGCGCGGTCGTCGGCGGCAAGGAGACGCTCGCAGACGGCAACGTGGCGCTCCTCATGGACGTCGCCAAGGCGTTCAACACGACCGTGAACACATGGCTCCAGAGTGCGCCGTGGTGCACGGGCAACACCGATGCCCTCGTGGGCGACGGCCAGGTGGCGAAGGACGGCAAGCATCCGTTCAAGGTCGGCGGCGTCGAGACGGGGCTGGGCCTGTGGGAGTTCATGGGCGATACGCTCTTCGTTTCCGACGGCACGGGCTTCGGCATCGCGGTCAACCCCGACACACGCAATGAGAAGAAGAACGCCGTGGCGGACGGGGTGACCCCGACGGCGGCGTGCATGCCGGCGGCAGATGGCTACATGCTCGACATCCAGTTCGTCAACGGCCTCATCTTGGGCAAGGGGCTCGGCGGCTCGGCGACGACCGGTGTCGGCGACTATTTCTACTTCGACACCTCCGGCGGCAAAGCCAAAGGCACGATCCGTCTGGTTCTGTTCCTCGGCTACCTGGGGCTCGGCTCGTCGGCCGGTCTTCGTTGCGCGCCCTCGTGGGGCGGGTCCGGTTGGGCCCCTTGGGACTTCGTCTCCCGGCAATCTGTCTATAAATCTCTACTCGCACCGTGTCTACCGCGCCCGCCGCTTTCTGGCGGGACGCGGCTCAGCCTGACTCCTTTGAGTGAAATTTGTCCGAAAGGCTCACGGGCTGGTAGCCGCAAGGCGAACGCTCGTATGACAGACAGAAAGAGCTTTGATCTATGAAAACCTACTGCAAGGGCCTCGAGTTCACGCGCAGAAGCGTCGTCGAGGCCCTGCACCGATGGAAGAAAAGCGACTCCGGCAAGGAGAACGGCTGGCGCGTCGCCGACGAATACGGCACTGAGGCGGCGTTCGTCGACCGCATCTGGCTAGAGCTCTCGACCGAGACGCTGACATTCGAGCCCATCCGAACCTATCTGAAACACGACCCGAACAGCGGCAAGCTGCGCGAGATAAGCGTCGAGAGCATCAAGCGGCAGGTATGCAACTACCTGTGCGTTGGGGCGCTCGAGCCGCTCCTTGCCGCCAAGGTCGGCTTCTGGCAGGTGTCGAGCGGCGTCAAGGGCAAGGGCGCGGCGCTGGGGATGCGCAAGCTCAGGCGCGAGGCTCACCGCTTCGCCTACCACGTGCACGTCGACATCCGCAACTGCTACGGCTCGATGCAGACGGCGATAGTGGAGGGTCTGGTGGCTCGCTATGTCAAGAACAGCCAGGTCCTCTACCTGCTCCATTCGCTGCTGTCGACGATGAACGGCGTCCTTATCCTCGGCAGCTACCTGTCGCTTCGGTTGGCGGCGTTCGTGATCTCGTTCGCGTATCACGCGGTCGAGGAGGCGGCGAAGGAGCGGCGCGGCAAGCGCGTGAGGCTCGCGGGATGCCAGGTGTGGTACGCCGACGACGGCTATTTTCTCGGCAACTCAAAGCGCTCGCTCGGGAAAGCCGCGGCCATCGCCGCACGCGTTTTGGGGCGGCTAGGATTGTCGCTGAAGCCGTGGAAGGTGAGGCGCAACGGCGCCGAGCCCATCGACTTCGCGGGGTACCGCATCTGGTGCGCCCGGGGCCGTCGGGTCGACCTGAGAAAGCGGCTGTGGAAACGCCTGCGGCGCGCGTTCGCGCGCTACGGGCGCAGGCGCACCGAGCGCTTGGCGAGGCGCGTGTGCTCTTACTGGGGCTGGCTGAAAACGGCCGTCATGGAGCACCAGATGAACGCTAAGCGGTGCATATTCAACGCGGCGAGGGCCGTGGGTTAGGAGGAAAAACATGGTTGTGAAGTCGGAGCGAACGGGCGAGAGGCCCGAGACGGTCGAGATCGCGGGGACCGACGTCTGGTTGCGCCGCGGCATCGCCGAGGGCGAGCGCGAGGAGCAGGGCGGCGAGGGCGGTTCCGTCAAGGTGAAGGTGTTCACCTACGAGGAGCTGCACTTCACCGATCCGACTGGCGAGCTGACGGTCGAGGGCGCAAAGGCCGACTTTGACACCGTCTGGGCGGCACACGAGGCGGACGGCATGAGCATGGAGGAGCAGATCGCATCGCTCCAGCAGCAGGTCGCCGACTCGCAGGCGGCCCTTCTCGAGCTCGGCGACATCGTTGGAGGTGAGTAACTTGGCGAAGATCTACTACCGCGCCGTGAAGAGCGGCAAGCGCACGCTCGAGAGCGTTCCCGAGCGCTGGCGCGACGAGGTGCGCCAGATGCTAGAGGCAGACGGCGAGTAGGGAAGGGCCCCGGCTTCGGTCGGGGCCCTTTTCCGTTATGCGCGGGCGACCATGCGTGCCGACGATTGGAGGCGGCGCATGGCGAAGGATAGCGCTCACGAGTTCTCAGACGCCGAGATTCGGGCGTTCGAGCGCGAGGTGGCGGGAGTGTACGGCGAGGCGGGCAAGACCGCCTACGCCAACCTCAAGCGCTATCTGGCGCAGTTCGAGGCCGACGACGAGAAGATGCGCGGGCGGCTCGAGGCCGGCGAGATCACCAAGGCGCAATACAGGTCTTGGCGAAGCGGGAAGATCGCGGCGGGCAGGCGCTATCGAATCGTCCTCAAGCAGTGCGCCGAGGCCATGACGCATGCGAACGTCGTCGCGGCCGCCGCCATCGAGGGCAGGCTGCCCGAGGTCTACGCCGAGAACTACAACTACGGCACGTGGCAGGTCGAGAGCGCCGTTGGCGTTGACACGGCCTACGCACTGCAGGACGCCTCGACCGTTCTGAGGCTGCTCACCGACCACGACAGCTACCTGCCCAAGCCGTCCGTCAACGTCGTCAAGGACGTGGCGTGGAACCGCCGGCTCATCGCCAACCAGATCACGCAGGGCGTGCTGCTCGGTGAGTCGATACCGAAGATAGCCAAGCGCATGCAGGACGTGACGGGGGCGAACCGCGCGGCGGCGGTGCGTCTGGCGCGCACCTCGACGACGGCGGCGGAGAACGCCGGGCGCGTCGACAGCTACAAGAGGGCCAAGGGGCTCGGCATCAAAGTACAGCAGGAGTGGATGGCGACGCTCGACGGGCGCACGCGCTCTAGCCACAGGCAGCTCGACGGCGAGAAGGTCGAGGTCGGGGAGAAGTTCAGCAACGGGTGCCGCTATCCCGGCGACCCGGAGGCGCCGTATGCCGAGACGTGCAACTGCCGCTGCACGCTGGTGGCGTGCTGCGATGGACTCGACGTGCTCGACGGCGAGCGGTTCAGCCGCCTGCCCGAGGGCATGACCTACGAGGAATGGAAGGCGGGCAAGCCCGCCGTCAACGGCACCAAGCCCGCGAACCGTACCATCTCCGAGTTCATGGAAATGCCCGGAACCAAGCGCAAGCTGGATGTGGCGGGCGTGTCCAAGACCGAGGCGCGAAAGCGGCTCTCGCGCCAGCTCGAGGACTACGGCATACCGTCGAGCGGCTTCAGGAAGATGTCGGCGGGCGACCAGCAGAAGGTGCTGGACTCGGCGCTCGGCACGGTCTACGAGGGCGGCGGGAAATCGAGGGCTAAGCCGGTGGAGCACTCAAAGGCGTTCGCGGTGGACATGGGGAAGATCGCGAGTAGGGACTACCGGGCTAAGGTCGCCAAGACTGTCGGCAAAGACGCTGCGGACGGCGTACACGCGAGCATAAGGCGCATCCTCAACCACCGAGGTGGCACGAACGGCGAGGACCTTTACGCCATCGACTTGTCAACGGGCAAGACAATCACGAGCTGCGTTAACTCTACCGTCGGCAGCACCGTGGTCCCTCCGGCGAAGTTCGGCAAGAAGGTCGAGGCGGCAATCGGGGATGGTCGGCGCGTAGTGCTGCTCCACAACCACCCGGCCTCTGGCATCCCTAGCGCGGCTGACCTTTTGGCGGTCGGCGGCAAGGGCTGCGAGATGGGGATAATCGCAGCTCACGATGGAAGTATCTACACGTTCGAGAAGGTTTCCGAGCCGGATGCGTCCTATAATGTCGATGAGGTGAAGTACTTTAGAATCCAAAGGCTTTACGGCGGCAACGAGGACAGGCTGTTTCGGGCGATTGAGGAGAGGTTCGGTTTCAAGATTGAGCATCATGAATGACATACTCAACGAAGCCGTTAGCTATCTCGACGGAAGAGACGACGTCGACGCTATAGGTCACGTTCTCGATTCCAAGCCTAAAGCCGTTCAGGAGCTATGGCTTAAAGAGGCCAAATACGGCGATGAGAATCGCAGGGAGTACTACGAGCTGTTTGGCCCGGATAAGTTCGAGGATGCTCTTGAAGCCGATATAGTCGAGATATTCGAAAGCGAACTAAATAACTAGCAAACAGGCCCCGCCACGGCGGGGCTTTTTCATACCGCGTGACCGTGCCGCGACACTGCCCGCAGAGAGATTGGGGCAGGCATGAAAGAGCTATTCACTTGCGCGAACTGCGGCGACTGCGCCGTAAAGCTGGGTTTCGGCTTCACGTTCCCGGACACCTACATCTGCACACAGCGAGGCGACGAGGTCGCGCCAGACGACGGCTGCACGCTCGGATGCGAGGGCGTGCCGGTGCAGGCCATCGAGGCCATCGAGGCGGACGTCAACGGTCGCGTTGGCTACGGCTGCGAGGTGCTCGACTGATGGCCTACGGGCTCGTCGGCGGCGTCGGCGACCGAGGACGGCACGGGACCCTCATCACCGAGGAGATCGTCAACGCCGCGAAGCTGGATACCGCCGAGTGCATCGAGATACGGCAGAACAATATCGAGCAGGTCGAGAAAGCCCTCCTGCGAGCCTATAAAACAGGCCTGGAGGAGATAGGCCTCGTCGCGGAGGGCTACGCCAAGGCGACGTGCCCGGTCGACACGGGCAGGTTGCGCAACTCCGTCACGCACCTACTCAAAGGCTACGACTGCTTCATCGGCACCAACGTCGAGTACGCGCCGTACGTCGAGGAGGGGACTTCCCGCATGAAGGGCAAGCACTTCCTGCGCAAGGCGGCGACGGGCCACGGGGACACGTACCGGGCGATTCTCGAGAAGCACCTGAGGGGCGGCGCGTAGGGCCGCGTTACTCCGCTTGGATACTCACCCTTGCCGCGAGGTATTGCGGCGCGGGCCCTGCCGAGGCAACAGGCTGGGACCCGCCCATTCCGAAGCAAGGGAGATTCTGTTGGCACTCACGCGAAAGATGCTCAAGGCAATGGGCATCGAGGAAGAGAAGATCGACCAGAGCATCGAGGAGCACGCCGAGAGTGGACGCGCTCAAGGCGCAGCGCGACGAGCTCAAGGAGGCCGCGGGCAAGGCGGACGGCTACAAGAAGGAGCTGGACGCGCTCAAGGCCAAGGGCGAGGGCGCGGGCGAGTACGAGGAAAAGTACAAGGCCAAGTGCAAGGAGCTCGACGACTACAAGGCCGAGGTCGAGGGCGAGAAGGCCGCAGCCGAGAAGCGCGGCCTGTACCGAGAGCTGCTCAAGTCGGCGGGCGTCGACCCCAAGCGCATCGAGACCGTTCTCAAGGTCTCCGACCTCGAGAACGTGACCGTCAAGGACGGCGCCATCGAGGGCGCGGACAAGCTCACCGAGGGCATCAAGGCCGACTGGGCCGACTTCATCGCAACCACAACCGTCAAGGGCGCCGACGTGGCCCACGCCCCCAAGGGCGAGGGCGGCAAGGACATCAACGAAATGAGCACCGCCGAGTACATGAAGTACAAGGCGGAGCAGAGAGGCTAAGGGGTTTCTATGTCGAACACCATCCTTACACCCAACATCATCGCCAACGAGGCGTTGGACGTTCTGCGCACCAACGCCGTCATGGCCAACCTCGTCCACCGCGACTACTCCTCCGAGTTCGTCGCCGGCGTGGGCGACACCATCACCGTCCGCAAGCCCGCCACCTTCGAGGCCAAGGAGTTTACTACCGAGGTCGAGGTGCAGGACGCCACGGAGGGCAAGGTTCCCGTCAAGATGGACAAGCTGCTCGACGTGACGTTCGCCGTCACGTCCAAGGAGCTGACGATGGGCATCGTCGACTTCTCCGCGCAGTTCCTCGTCCCGGCCATGCAGGCCTTCGCCGACAAGATCGACGGCTACCTGCTCGCGCTCGAGAAGGACGTCACGAACCGCGTCGACCACGCCAAGGGCGCCATCGCCGTGGCGGACATCATCGCCGCCCGCAAGTTCCTCGTGGACGCCAAGGCGCCCTCCACGGAGCGCCGCTTCGTCTACGGCTCCCAGGCCGAGGCCGACCTGCTCAACACCGAGGCGTTCACCAACGCCTCCGCCGTCGGCCACCACGGCACCGCCCTCAAGGAGGCATCGCTTGGCCGCAAGTACGGCCTCGACTTCTACTGCGACCAGAACGTGCAGAAGACCACGGCGGAGACTGCCAACTACACGCCGTCCATCGCGTTCCACAAGAACGCCTTCGCGCTCGTGACCCGCCAGCTCGAGATGCCGCTCGGCGCCCCCAAGGCGTTCTCCACCTCCTACGACGGCTTCGGCCTGCGCGTCGTGCAGGGCTACGACCAGAAGACCAAGACCGATACCGTCTCCATCGACATGCTCTGCGGCGTCAAGACCCTCAGCCCCGAGCTCGCCGCCGTCATCACCGATAAGCGATAGGCGCAGAGATGCTCGAGCAGGTGCTTCTGTCGCTGCGCAACTGGTTCGTCGCCGACAAGCGCACGGGGCGCGTCCGCATCGAGGACGGCCGCCTCGTGCCGCCCGCGGCCCTCGGCCTCAAGGAGGGCCAGTACGTCCGCATCACGGGCTCGACGTTCAACGACGGGCTGCACGCGTGGCCCTACAACAGACTCACGGACGAGGAGTTCGTCGGCACCGTCTGGGCGCTCGCCATCCCGCGCGCCGTGGTCGACCTCGCTGACGAGATCGCGGCGTGGCAGACCGAGCACGCCAAGGAGCTGGACAGTCCGTACGCATCCGAGAGCTTCGGCGGCTACAGCTACACGCGCGTCGGCGGCGACGGCTCGCCCATCACGTGGCGACAGCAGTTCAAGGCGCGTCTCGACCCTTGGAGAAAGCTGTGAGCCGCCTGTACGAGCGCATGGCGGTGGCGTGCGCGAGGCTCGTCGCAAAGACCGAGCCTGACGGCGAGGGCGGCTTCAAGACCTTCCTCGCCGTCGGCGACGGCTTCACGGCGGCGATCGTGCGCGACAGCTCCACGGCCTCGCGTATCGCGGAGCACGACGGCGTGAGGAACGTCTACACCGTGACGACCGCCGAGCCGCTGCGGTACGGCGACCTCTTCCGGCGTGCGTTCGACGGGCAGGTATTCCGCTGCACGTCGAACGCGGACGACGGGGCCGCGCCGCACTGCGCGTCGTTTGGCTTCGGCCAGTGCAGCGCGGAGGAGTGGGAGGTGCCGGATGGCGACTAAGGCGGCGGCGCTGCAGGCGTGGCTCGAGGGCTTCGGGCTGCCCGTGTACCGCGACTCGGCGGTGCCGGGCGAGGCGAAGATGCCCTACATCACCTACGACCTGCCGACCGCGGCATTCGGCACGCAGTGCAACTCCGAGGTGAACCTCTGGTTCCGTACATCGTCCGAGGCCGCGCCCAACGCCAAAGCCGAGGAGGTCGCCCGGGCGCTGGGGCTCTCCGGCGTGCTGCTGCCGTGCGACGGCGGCGGCATGTGGGTGATGCAGGGCGATCCGTTCTGCAACGCCATGGCCGACGAGGACAACGCCGTGAAGCGCCGAATCATCAACCTGACCATTGAGTACATGACCAGCTACTAGGAGGTCATATGTCTAAGTTCACGCGCATCCCCGAGAACACGTTCAAGGAGATCGTCATCAACGCGGGCCTGCTCGCCACGAATTTCAACCCCAAGACCGCCGAGGTCGCGGAGTCCGAGCTGATGGGCGCGACGAGCGGCGGAACAAGCTTCGCCGCCACACCCAGCTTCATCGACTACGGCGAGGACATCGACAACTGTCCCGCCAACACGATGGAGCTGAAGCGCATCGACAGCATCGAGGCCAAGCTGAGCGGCACCTTCGTGACGCTGAACACCGCGCTCGGCAAGAAGCTCGCAGCCGCAGCCGACGAGACCGAGGGGAAGATCGTCCCGCGCTCCGCGCTCTCGGAGGCCGACTTCGCCGACATCTGGCTCATCGGCGACTACTCGGGCGAGAACGGCAACGGCTATATCGCCATCCGCCTCATCAACGCCCTCAACACGGGCGGTCTGCAGATCACGACGCAGAACAAGGCCAAGGGCCAGTTCGCGTTCGAGTTCACGGGCCACTACTCAATCAAGAACCCCGAGATCGTGCCCTACGAGCTGTATATCAAACAGGAGATTGGAGCCTAACCATGAAGCTGGAGAACCTTAACGCCGACGAGTTCCAGAACGCCATGTGCCTGTTGGCGGACGTGGCGGAGGACGTCATGAACGGCGAGCTCGGTGCGAAGGCAAAGGCCTCCTACGCCAAGTTCCGCTCCGACTCCGCCAAGGCCAAGGCCAAGGCGACCGCCAAGGCGAAGGGCGACCCCGAGGCCGCGAAGGCAGCCGCCACCGCCGAGGTCAACGGCCTCGCCGTGGACATGGTGGTGGGTCTTCTGCCCGACGTGCTGCGCCAGGGCGGCGAGATCAGCTACAAGCTGCTCGCCGCACTCGACGGCCAGACGCTCGAGGAATACAAGGCCGACTTCACCGTCAAGAAGTGGGTGAACGACATCAAGGATGCCATCGACGGTATCGACGGCATCAAGGACGTCCTGGCTCATTTTTTTGGATAGCCGCCGAGGACCCATCTCACATATGGCTCTGTCTGGGCGAGTACGTCGGGCCACGGCGTGCTCGCCCTTTCTCTAGGTACATGGTCGCGCGGTGGCGCGAGCGGGACGAGCGGGAGGCGTTCCGCGTGTACCTGAGCGAGTCGGTGCGCCTCATGGCGCAGGGGAAGTGGCTCAAGGAACCCTTCCTGAGCATCGTCAACGGCGGTGCGGGCGATGGGTCCGAGGCGGATGACACGCGCAGCGGCGACGAGATCGCCGCAGACATCATCGAGCGGATGGGATTGAAGGTGGTCTAGGTGAACCTTCTCGACCTGATGATTAAGGTCGGCCTCAAGGACGAGGCCAGCGGCAAGGCCGAGGGCGTGGCCTCGAAGGTCGTGGGCACGCTCGGCAAGGCCGGCGCGACCGCCGCCAAGGCGATAGGCGTTGGCGTCGCCGCCGTGGGGGCGGGCGTCGCCGCCGTCACGGGCATGAGCATGAGCGCATACGCCGCATACGAGCAGAACGTCGGCGGCATTAAGAAGATATTCGGCAACATGGGCAAGTCCCTCGAGGACTACGCCGCCATGACCGGCCAGACCGTCGAGCAGTGCTCCGGTAAGTGGGAGCAGCTCGAGCAGGCCCAGACGACGGTGCTAGCAAACGCCGACCGCGCCTACATAACGGCCGGCCTGAGCGCCAACCGGTACATGGAGCAGGTCACAGGCTTCTCGGCCTCGCTCGTTTCCTCACTGGGCGGCGACACGGTAAAGGCCGCGAAGTACGCCAACACGGCCATGGTCGACATGAGCGACAACGCGAACACCTTCGGCACGGCGATGGAGGACCTCCAGAACGCGTACCAGGGCTTTGCGAAACAAAATTACACCATGTTGGACAACCTCAAGTTGGGCTACGGCGGTACCAAGGAGGAGATGCAGCGCCTCGTCAAGGACGCGCACGCCGTCAACTCCGCCGTGGACGAGTCGAGCCTCTCATTCGACAACATCGTGCTCGCCATCCATACGATGCAGGAGCAGATGCAGATCGCCGGCACGACCTCGCGCGAGGCCGCGACGACCATCGAGGGCTCCTGCAACATGGCCAAGGCCGCCTGGGAGAACTGGGTGACGGAGCTCGGCAAGGACGACGCCGACATGGGCAAGCTCACCGAGGAGCTGTTACAGTCGGTCGAGACAGCGGCCTCGAACGTCGTCCCGCGCGTCGCGACCATCGTCGGCACGGCGCTGTCGCAGCTACCGAGCCTTGTCACGTCGGTCGGTCCCGTGCTCGGCCAGGCGTTCGTCGACATTTTCACGCAGGCGCTCGACAGCGCGGCTGAGGCCGTGCCCGGGCCCATGGGCGACATCCTCTCCGCCGTGTCAGACGGCGTGGACGAGATCGGCGAGCGCTTCAAGGGCCTTGGCGAGATCTGGTCGGCGGGCGACAACCCGCTCGAGTCGCTGCACCTCGCCATGGTCTACGGCCTAACGCTGCTCGAGGGCGACCTTTCCACGCTGCAGGAGAACATCACCTCATCGCTGCCCGGCATCGCCGAGGGCTTCGCCGACGTGGGCGGCGAGGTCGTTCCCAGGCTCGCCGAGGGAATCGAGATGGGGCTGTCGTTCCTCTCCGAGACGGCGGCATCGCTTATGACATCGCTCGGCGGCTACCTGTCCGAGAACCTGCCATCCATCACGGAGAGCGGCCTGCAGATTCTCACCGGCCTCTCCGAGTCCATAGCCGAGAACGCGGGCGTTCTGGCAGAGGGCGCGGCGAACCTCATCGTCGGCTTGGCGCAGGGCATAGCCGACAGCCTACCGACCATCATCGAGCAGGCGCCGGTCATCGTGCAGAACCTCGCAGACGCGATCAACGACAATGCGCCGACGCTGATCGGTGCCGGGTTGCAGGCCATCGCCACGCTGGCGATTGGCATCGTGCAGGCGATACCGACGCTCATCGCCAACATCCCGGCCATCTTCTCGGCCTTCGTCTCGGTGTGGTCGGCGCTCGACTGGCTGAGCCTCGGCAGGAACGCCATCACGTTCCTGGGCAACGGCATCGCCAACATGGCTGGCTTCGTCAGCCAGTGCGGCTCCAACATCGTGAGCGCGATTCGCGGTGCCATCGCCAACCTGCCGTCCACCCTGGCGAGCATCGGCCGCAACGGAATCAGCAGCCTGGGCTCCGCCATCCGCGGCGCGGTCGGCTTCGTGACCTCGGCGGCCTCGAGTATCGGCAGCTCCATCATGGGCGCCCTGTCCTCCATCCCGGGCCGCGTGGCCTCCATCGGCTCGCAGATCGTGCAGGGCATCGCAAACGGAATCAGCGGCGCGGCAGGCGTGGTCGTGAGCAAGATTACCGGCGTGGTGGGCGGCGCCATCGACGCTGCCAAGAACCTGCTCGGAATCCACTCGCCCTCGCGCGTGTTCCGCAAGATGTTCGGCTACGTGATGCAGGGCGCGGCCCTCGGCATCGACGACACGGCGGACGAGCCGGTGAAGTCCATGAGGTCGGCGGTGCGCAACGTCGAGAAGGCCGCCGTGTTCGGCGTGAGCGTTACCGGCGGCGGAGCATACGGGGCGACCGCCAACGGCGCCGCGGGCATCGCGGGCGGCGGAAACGTTTACAACCTCTACCTCGACGGCGACCTGCTGGGCGTCGACGGGCGCGTGGCGTCCGCGTTCAGGGCCTTCGTCGCGGCGGTGGAGCAGAGCATGGCGATGGGGGTCGCGTAGTATGGCGCAGGGAAACTGGGTTCAAGGTGGCAGTGGCTATAGAAAGTACTGCTGGTGCGCGTACGTGGACGTTGCTGAGGTCGGGCGCACGGACACCACCGTGACCTACCGCGTCACGCACGGCTACGGCACGCGCTACGCCATCGACTGCTACGCAAACGGCAGCTCGTCGGCGGGCGGCTCGTGGAACGGATCGGTCTACTCGACGAACAACTCCGGCTGGGTGTGGGTGCAGTGCACTTCGCGCGACGTCACGCTCAACCGTGGCAACGGCGACGCCTACAACCATACCTTCACTGGCCAGGTTAACGTCACGGGCGGCTTCGGCAACGGAACGTCGAACGCCTCCAACACCGTCACGGTCCCGTGCCGTGCCTACCACACGCCGCACACGCCGAAGAACATCAGGGCGGAGCGCCTGAGCGACACCAGCGCGAAGATTAGTTGGGACGTCGACTACACGGGCATGGACGGCGACTACCCCTGGTCGACCGTGACCGTCGGCGTGGTGAAGAACGGCCCGGGGAAGTTCACCGACGTCGGCACCGTCAGTTGGGATACCACGAGCCACACCTACAACGGCCTCGAGCCGGGCTGCATGTACATCTTCTCGGCCAAGGCGACGGGCCCCGGCGGCACGTCGGACTACGGCGTGAGCGCGCCGGCGATCTACACCACGCCGACGGCGCTCGGCATGCTCGAGGCCGTCAAGGCGGAGGCGGCGAAGGTTGTGCTCAAGGGGCGCGACGCACCGGCCTTCGTCGACAGCTGGGAGTTCCAGCTTACGACCGACGGTGGAAAGACGTGGGTCGATGCGGAAGTGAACGCCTCATGGGAGGACGAGGAGGCACCGGCGGGTACGGTGCGCTACCGCGTCCGCGCGGTCAAGAGCGGCCTCAAGGGACCTTGGACCGAGTCAAACGAGGTCACGACCATATGCCCGCCGCTCGCACCGTCCATCAGGGGCGTCAGGGCGGCTTACGCCACGGGTTCGACCGCGACGCTCGAATGGGTGCCCAACCATCCGGACGGCTCGGCGCAGACCTCAGCCGAGGTGCAGGTCACGACGCCGACGGGTCCCACCACCACGACGGTCGATGGCCCGGGTACGAGCCTGAAGCTGCCGACCGGCTCCAAGGGCCCCTACTCCGTGCGCGTGCGCACCAAGGGTCTCGACGAGGACTGGGGCGCATGGTCGAGCGCGGCGGCGTATACCGTGGCGGACGCGCCCCAGGCATTCTTCACCGACCCGGCTGCGGACGGGGCGACCCTGCGCGCGGTGCCGCATACCTTCGCGTGGAAGGTGGTCGACGAGACGGGCGTCAGCCGACAGTACCTGTCTTTGCGCGACATCAGGGGCAACATCCTGTGGAGCGGGACTGTGGACAAGGACGCGCGCTCCTTCCGCCTGGGCTATGCACAGCACGCCTTCGTCAACCACACGGTCTACAGGGTCGTGCTCACGGTCACAGCCGGCTCGTCGCTGTCGGTCGCCGCCTCGAGGGCTTTCCAGACCGACTGGGCGCCGCCGGCCAAGCCGTCGCTCAACGTTTTCGTCGACGATAGGCTCGGCTGCCAGCTGGCCGTATTCCCCGGCGCACCGGAGAGCGAGGACACGCCTGACACGTCCTACTTCACCGTGTCGCGCGTCCTTCCCGACGGCTCGACCCTACAGCTCGGCTCGCACCTCGCGGCGGGTGAGGGCGCGAGCGACCCGCTGCCGCCGCTCAACAGCGAGTTCGAGTACGTTGCCGTCGCGTACGCGGCGACGGGCGTGAGCGCGGCGACGAGGGTCAAGACGGCCGTGGCGAGCCGCGCGGTGGCTTTCAACTGGGGAGCCGGCGCGGAGAAGTCGTGGCTCGGACGCTACCTCAAGAAGGGCTCGAGCCGCACGGTGACGCACGGATACAAGATGCTGCACTTCGCAGACGGCGGGGAGGGACTGCCCGTCTCGTACGGCATCAACGAGAGGGACGTCAAGGACAGCATGGACTTCCTGCTGCTCGACGAGGAGGACTACAAATCGTTCCTCGAGGTCATGAACATGGCGGGGCGCTTCTGGGTGCGCGATCTCTACGGCGAGCGGTTCCGCGCCCGCCTCAGCTGTAGCGTGAAGCGTTCCGACGGCGCGTGGGTGGCTTCGTGCGACCCGACGTGGGAGACGTGGGAGGAGCCCGCCAATGGCTGATAGCTGGATAAGGCCGTTCGACGCCTCCTACGACTTCGTGCGCGTATCACGTGAGACGGGGCTCGAGCTCGACTTCGTGCGCGACATCGAGAACGGCGGCTCCATCGAGCGCAATGCGAACACGGCGCTCTATGAGACTGCATCCCTGGACTTCGCCGACAAGTTCGACGTTGGCAACGACTTTCTGCGTGTGTACCTCAACGCCACCTTCACGGACGGCAGCAAGAGGCGCGAGTGCCTCGGGACGTTCATGCCCGTTGTTGACTCGGTTGACATCGACGGAGCCTACCGCGAGGGCCAGATCAACGCCTACGGCCTCCTGAAGCGGCTCAAGGACGACGACTTCGACGGCCCCTACGTGATCGCCCAGGACAGCAATGCGGTGGAGGAGGCCGTCAAGATAGCCGAGTCGGTCGGCCTCACCGTCTACGCCGACAGCAGCAGCCTCCTGTTGGGCAGCAACTGGGTGTTCGGCGTGGGCAGGAACAACGACGCCAAGACCAAGCTGGACGCCGTGAACCTGCTCCTCGAGGCGGCGGGGTTCCGCTCGGCCTCGACCGACCGCATGGGCAACGTGCTCTTCAGGCGGTACGTCGAGCCTGCCGACATGCCCATCTCGGCGGAGTTCACCGAGGGCAGGGATGCGCGCTTCATGTCGGACATGACCGAATCGACTAACCGCGCCGAGGTCTGCAACGTCGTGCACGTGGACTTCAGCACGCAGGACGCATCGGTGCGCGGCACGGCGGTGGACGACTCGCCCGATTCAGACCTCTCGACCGTCTCGGTCGGTCATCGAATCGTAAAGAGCTACAGCTACGACAGCCTGCCGGGCGTGGACACCGAGGACGCCAACCTTGTCGAGGGCGCCGCCAACGCCCTCATCGGCACTGGCAAGAAGTCGGATAAGAGCTTCAGGCAGAGCGAGTCGCACGGCAGCATCCAGACCGTCTACGTCCCCGACTCGCCGCAGGTGGGCGTGCTTTTCGGCATCAAGGTCGTCTCGAGTGGCGGGCGCGTCGGCTTCTGCCAGGACGAGGGGCCGAGCGTCAAGAAGGATACGGACTACACGCAGAGCGTGTGGGTCAAGGGCACTAAGGGCGCGACGGGCATCATACAGTCTTTCTGGGATCAGGAGAGGGCGCTTGGCCCGGTGACCAAGGGGTTCACCATGACTGGCGAGTGGCAGAAGGTCAGCTACACCTACCACGCCACGGAGAACCACAGCAAGGTCAGCTGGGGCTACTGCCACATCGACGGCGGCGAGGCCATCTTCGTCGCCGACAAGGTCGAGGAGGGAGGCAACGCCACGCCTTGGCCCCAGGACGCCATGCAGGCGGCGGCGGACCGCAAGGCGGCGGAGCTGCTCGCCACCGAGCGCGCCGTGACGCGCACGGACGAGTTCAGGAGCGTCTACAAGCCCGTCGAGCCGTGCATGGCGGTGGCGATGAACTACAGGACCGGCGGGGTTGTCGGCAAGCTGGCAATCCAGAAGCAGACGCTGACGCTTGACGCCGGCTGCGTCATAAAGCACACGGCGAGGAGGTACGAGCGATGAGCGATTCGACGGCCGAGATCAAGGGCGCGGCGGCGCGGCTGGCGGCGGCGATGCCGTCGGGCGGCAAGCGGCTGACGATGGAGTTCGGCACGGTCGTGGGCGTCCACGACACGGCGCTCGACGTGATGCTGCACGGCGCGGTGGTGACGGTCCCGATGGTGCGCTCCTGCACGGGGTGCATCATCACCGACCGCGCCGTGATCCTGTCGCAGGGCCCGCTGGCCGTGTGCGTCGGCACGATGGCAGCGGTGTAGGCCCGCGTTACGGGGGTCCGAACCTGCAGCGTGGCGGGGAATGGGCCCCACCACACTGCAGAATGTGAAGGAGGCCGGATGGAGGTACTCAAGCTCTTCGCGCCGTACGGGCCGGGGTGGCTCGGCGGCGCGGCGCTTGCGCTCATTGCCTTTTATTTTGGGCGGCAATTTTTGGCCGAGTACAAGGTTCAGAACGAGCGCAAGGCGAACCTCGACCTCAAGCGCGAGGAGCGCAAGCAGGCCGAAGTCGACGAGAGGGCGCAGCGCGACCGCGAGCGGTCCCAAATGGAGGGGCGCATCGCCGCCCAGATGGAGCGCAGCAACACCCTGATTGAAGGAATGAAAACGCTCATGGAGTCGGTCGTCGCGTCAAACGACGTCCTGCACGCCGACCTGGTTCACAGCCAGGCACGCAGTCAGGGGATGGCCGAACAGGTGAGCCACATTCGCGACCGCGTCGACCTGCTCTACGACAAAGAAACAGGTAGATAGGAGGAATCATGACTACCGAAGACATTACCCGCAAGCTGACGAGCCGCAAGTTCTGGATGTGCACGGCTGCCTTTTTGGGCTCCGTCGCGACCAGCGTGGCCGGCATCGCCACGGACAACCAGACCGTCGCCGCCATCGGCACGGTGTGCGGGGTCGCGAGTGCGGCCATCTACGCCGCGGCCGAGCAGGCTGTGGACGCTGCGCGCCTGAAGGCGGGTGGCGATCATGACGGAGATTAACGCCGAGGCTAAGCGCAAGCTGCCGATGCGCAGCGTTTTCGCCATCGTCCTCGCACTCGCCGCGGCCCTCGCCGCCCCGTGCGGAGCCGAGGCGTACCAGAGTGTGAACAAGTACGTGAGCGGCGGTCACGGCTACCTCAATGCGAGCTACCTCGTCATTCACGAGACCGCGAACCCCGGCGCTTCTGCCTACAACCACACTTTGTTGTGGTCGCGTGACGACACCTACGCCGTACATCACGTCATGGAGCTGGACGGCTCCACCGTGTACAACACCGTGCCGGAGAACCGCCTTTGTTGGCACGTGGGCAACGGCAACTACGCAACCATCGGCATCGAGCTCGCCCACGCCACGAACGCTTCCGACTTCTCCAAGCAGTGGTCCGAGGCCGTGAAGTGGGCGGGCGACGAACTCCGCTCTCGCGGCTGGGATACGTCCCGCCTTTTGAGCCACTACGAAGCGGCTCAGCGCTGGGGCGGGTCCGATCACACCGACCCGAATGGCTATTTCGCCCAGTACGGCAAGTCGTGGTGGGAGTTCAAGCAGGCGGTCGCAGCCTATCTCGGCAGCGGTTATGTCGCTCCCATCGCGCCGACCAACGGCAATGGAGGCACCTATCAGCCCTCTTATTCTGCAACCCGTACCAAGTTCCCGAAGTCCACGGGCAAGAGCGTAAACATCCACTATGCTCTCCATAACCGCTACGGTGCGTGGAATGATGCCGTTACCAATTTCAACGACTCCAACTCCGAGGGCTTCGCTGGTATGCCTTACGGCTCCCACGACATGCTCATCGCATGGGTTGACAGCGGCACGCTTCGCTACCGCGTCCACACCAAGGAGAGCGGTTGGCTCGGCTGGGTACAGTATGCCAACTACAACGACAGCGTGAACGGCATGGCGGGCATCTGGGGCCAGACTATCGACGGCGTCCAGATGTACTACATCACGCCTAACGGCGACTACAAGCAGGTCTACTACCGATCTCAGGACGTCGCACACGCTGGCTACTGGGACGAGGTCTGCGATAACGGCACGACCTACGGCGGCGATGACTACGCAGGCATGTATGGCTATGCGCTCGACCGCTTGCAGTGCTACGTGTCCGACGGTACCCGCCGATGATGGGCATCGTCATAGCCTTTATCCTTGGCAGCACCGTCGGGAGCCTGATTTTCTTCTTGGCCCTGTGCCTTGTCGGTGCTTTCCGAGACGGCGATTAAAACATAGGCACACGAAAATCCAGCGTCGGGAGACGCAGGGTTTATAAAAGCCGTATCCCAATCGCGGGATACGGCTTTAATTTTTGGTCCCAATTTGGTCCCTACGGTGCTTCTTAGGCGGTCTTACACGGCTTACAAAATGAATAATGCCTGTTGTGTGCGCCTAGTTTCCTTATATAACCCTATCGTCTAAACTACTGTGGTTATTGCATCGACTCTGCGATGCATGTTTGTACGTTCCCGGCGGTCGGTTTGCCAGAAGC